TATATCAATTATATGTATTTTCAACCTTTGGTGGTATTCCGTATATTAAAATATTCAAATTTTCTGGTCTAAAAATATCTCTAATTACTACATTGACTTCATCAAGAGTGATAGAATTATACTCTTCGATTCGTTCTTTGATGTAAATTTTGTATTCACGATCAATCGGTATTGGTTCCACCATATAGTACAATTCTTGTGAACCATAATATGTCATATAATCTGCTGGTGATTGTAATGACAAAGAAAATGCTGTCGTTTTAATTCGTTTTGCTTTTTTAACATCACCTTCATTAATTGATGTGATATCACCATGTGTTTTATTATTTGATGCACTTTCACGAATAGAACTTATGACATGTAAAATATTTTTAATAGCTTCATCAACACGTTTATGATCAACACCAATATGAATAACAAATACACCTTCATAAGCATACGAAATATTATATGCACTTACATTATAGACAATACCTAATTTGTTCCTTAATAGATTAAAAAGAATTGAGCTTAATCCGGAACCCAATATACTTGCAATAAGTTCATACACAGCCGTATTTTCAGAATACATACTTTGTGATCTAAAAGTTATCATAATATTTGTTTGACCTATCTCTTTCGATTTCCTGATCATAATTCCAGGTTTTGTTTGTATGATAGGATTGGAAGCAATAAATCCATCAAACATAATGTCTTTTTGACATCTTATTGTTCCGTGTGAATTAGGTATTTTATTTTTCTTCATTTTTCTTGATATATCTTTAAAAATATGTTCTTTATCGAACTTACCGAAATTTCCACAAATAGCCATTACAGTTCGTTCTGGTACATAATATTTTCTTCTAAATTTTATTAAATCATCTCTTGTAAATGACATTATATTTTTCTTTGTTCCAAGTATTGACATTTTAAGTGATGAATTCGAAAATACCATTTCGTGTAACATGTCCATTATAACATCTAATGGATCGTCTTTATACATATTTAATTCTTCATTTACAACGCTCCTTTCCGTTATTATATCGTCCTCTCTGAACAACGGGTTATTATATATTTCACACATTATATCAATAAATAATTCAATATCATTTTTATGTCCATATATATGATAATTCGTTGATTCATAACCTGTTTCGGCGTTATACATTGCTCCTACATTATCCAGTTTTTCTGATAGTGATGTTCCCGGAAATTTTTTTGTACCTTTAAACATCATATGTTCGAGAAAATGAGATATACCATTATTTTTTTCGGTTTCATATCGCGCGCCTACTTTCACAAACATGCCAATGGCTACCGTGTCTGTATATTCCATTGGTATTAGTAATAATCTCATTTTATTAGGTAATATTTTTCTATAAACTCGATGATCCATTAATTATTCGTATTTCTTCTATTATAAACCTATTTATAAAAATAATTTATAATTATTTATAAAAATAATTCACAAAATAAATAAAAATTGATATTTAATCTAATAATCACATAAAAAGTTATTATATATATTAACAAATTCAAATAACTTACTCTAAATGCCGGATCAAGATATTAAAGTGGATGTAAATGATATAATAGATAAAGTTCAAGCGATGGAAAATGATGTCGTTAATGCAGCAACAGGAGCGTTTGAACTTCATGAAGCTAATGGAACATCTGAGGTTAGAGAAGCAATAGTTCCCCAACTTCTTCCAATCGAAAAAAATAATGAAACACGTCGTAGTACAGTTTTGACAAATATCGTAAAGATGTTAACCGAACGTAAACTTCTTGATGCTAAAAAATTAGACCAAAATATTAAAAAAATTCTTACAATGACAAGTGATGACTATGTATATAAGATTCCTCTTGATTATCCAGATGTTACTAAATCACAACATTTTATAGTTAAATTAATATATCAAAAAATTACAAGTATTTCCAAATCATCTGGTATAGCAGATTTTTTGAATCAATTTAAAACAGATCCAAAAATTATTGTTGTCGGTGTTATCAATATGAAATTATTATATGGTATTAAAAATGATTCTACCTATCCAAATACTGAAATATTTTTAGAAAAAGAACTAATGATCAATATTGTTGACCATGTTGCCGTACCAAAACATTATTTACTATCTGAAGCAGAATTAAAAAGTGTATTGGAAAATTATCATGCTAAGCGACGTGAAATACCAGAAATATTAATTACTGATCCAATTACGCGTTATTACAATGCAAAAGTAGGTGAAATGTTCAGAATTATCAGACCAAGTGAAACAGCAGGTGAAGCCCCCTATTACCGTCTAGTCGTTCGTGGTATGATTAAAGAATAATAATTATTTAATTTAATGTCATAATTTTTTTGTTTTTAGCTTTTTTACTTTTAACTGATTTGTCAATAAAATCAGCATTCATGTCCGATCCAGATTCTGAACTTATATCCAAATCTGAATCTGAATCTGAATCTAATTCAGTATCCGAATCTGAATCTGAATCAAGATCAAATTCTTCCTCTAATTCATTTATAATGCTGCCGTGTTCTTCATCAACTATATGTTCTAACCCTTCGCCAGCAATTGGTTCAACATTATCATCGTCATAATAATCATAATTTTCGTAATAATTATTTTTTGTAATTGCATTTTCCTTGCATTCCGCTATATTAATAATTTCTTCTTCCAATATTTTATGATCGACAACTTCATACGATTCAAAGTCAAAATAATGATATTGTGATATTTTGCGTATTCTTCTGAATCCATTTTCTTTTAACATTCGTTTTTTGTGAACATCATTCACAATTATATTATATGCTAAATGGTCTGTTGCGATATGATTATTTAGTATATCTTTTGTTTTCTGTGTTATTTTTTCAGTACATTTTCCTAATATGTATTTTATTATATCACCTCTATAATTGTATCCATCGACAGATGATATATATATTTCTAGTGAATATGGGGTCAAGTCTAAATTATATTTATCTACAATGTATTTTAGAATAGATAATTGGTTTGAGGGCATTACGTATAAGTGTATGTTGTGCAAATTTATATATTTTTTATAATCATGTCCTTTATTCATTAAATATGTTATATATGCATTAACATGATATTCAAAGCAACCGTATAATAATATAGATTTGGTCAAATGATCGATGTCAATTTCCGTCTCATCGTATTTTTCCATAAAGTAGTCAAATAGTTTTAATTCGCGAGATTGTAATATTGAATTAAGATTATCAACTGTAAATTTATATTGATTTTTTTCAATTAATTTAAACAGTAAGCTTGTTACTTTTTCCATTCTCTCGATATTATATGCATTATTCAATAAAAAACTTTTACTAAGTATCAATTTTATCGTTTTATTCATGAATTCGTCATTGATTTTTGTATCTAATTTAAGTTTTTCAGAATTATCAACAATAAAAAATAATAAGTCAAATTCATATCTATATATATTTCTTAAATTTACTAAAGGTTCGACATCTATGTCTATATTTTCAAATGTTAGTCCAATGTTTGCAAGATATTTTATTAAATCAACATCTTTAAATATATATGCATACTCGAGGGATTTATTTGTTACTGTGGCATCATATTTTTTCATTAAATAACTAATCGTATTAGTATTAAGTATCTGACTTTTACAATTTCTGTAACTATATCTTCGTCCAAATCCATATACTCGTCGTCTGTGTCCATCATCTCCGAATTTTGCAGCTTCTTTTTCTAATATTTTATCTATAGAATATTTACTCTTCGATTTTTTTGAACTCTGTGATAATTTTGACGATTTTGACAATTTTGATGTTTGTGGATTTAATTTATCTATTTTTTTCAATAAAGCTGTATTATTTTGGCTAATCAATCTATTTACCATTTTTTTATTATTGATGAAACTATTGTTATTTTTATATTTTTCAAGATATAAATCTATTATATCATTACGTTTGTATTTGATAGCTTCTTCTAAATAATCTTTTTTTAAAGGAAATTCCATTTTAGCTAATTCTTCTAATAATTTTTCAAAACTTATTTTTTTATCACCAACAGAACTTGTATATTTTCTATACAAGTATGATCGACTATACCAATTAGATAAATATTTTGTTACAATTATTTTTGAACATTTCATATTCATTTTATTAACAAAATAATCTTTTACTTTATCACAATCGTATATGATTGACAAATCTACCAGTTGTGAATCTTTTACTAAATCAGTCGGCTTAATAATTTTATTTTCAATATATTTTTCTAACGTTTCCGCGTCGTTTTTGATAACCGCTTTTTTAATATTTGTACAAACAAGATCGCTATCAAACAACGGTTTATTTCCCAAATTAATTAATTTTGTAATAGTTTTAATACAATTATTTTTTAGTAAATTATTCCATACCGTTCTCAAGCCAGTAAGTTTCAATGAATTGCTTTCAGTAATTTTTGTCAATATTTTTACCATATTGTCATCGTACAATTCCGGATCATCGAAACTTGCATATTTTCGTGCTCTGTATCTCCATCTTCTTTCTTTTTTGTATGTTTTCTTTTTTTTACCAAACAATAAATAAATATCGTCCTTCGATAGTTTAACGCCATGATCTAGAGCACAAAGTACTGCGTCAGTGTTCATTATCGAACATATTTCTGTAAGAGTTTCTTTATTAAACACAATTACTCCTATTTCAACTAAATATTTAATGAAATCATATTTATAATTACCCAATATATGAGCCATATTTTTTGGTTCTAACAGAATTTCTTTATTTATTTTTTTTAATTGTTTCAATGTGATTATTTCGTCATTTAAAATTCTTTTAGTATCAATCGCATTATTAATGTTGTAGCCAAAATGTGTCAAATCTCCGTATTTTTCTTTTGGATAATTCTTTAATAATCCGATAACATTTTCAGTCCTGTGACCCAATACGTGTATATAGTCAACAAGCGCAAACACATTATATTTTGCAAATATATCTATCAGTTTAGCATATTCTATCGCTGTGAATTGTCTGTACAAAATCAGATCAAAAAATAATTTTACGTATGTATTATGGTTTTCTTTTTTAGAAAATTTATTAAAAAACGGCATAAGTTGCATTAATGTCAATGTACTTACTTTATTTTCGAATAACCATAAAAGTATTTTACCTTTATTGGAACTCAAAATTGTTGTCGTCATATTATCTCTTCTTGAATAACTTGCCGTTGTTAACACCTCGTTATAAAATTTTTCATAATCATCATTTTTAATAATAGTTCTTCTTTCTCTATAACCCACCATGTATTTATTTTAATTTTACTAATCATCATATATTTTTTATTTCTTTATCTCATTATTTTTATTAATTCAAATTTTTCCAATATATTTTATGATTTATAAAATATTCTATCGTGTATATATAAAATGGAAGGTATTTTCGTAAATGGTCCCATAAATGCAGCCCGTTTAGAGGGAACTGTATACGGAACTAAAAAAGTATTATATATATTCATGGATTTTCATATGAATGTCATGCATCAGTCGCAATGCGATAATATAGATAGTATTGATTTAAATAAATATATATTAAAAGAACTAAAAGAATCTGATAAAAATAAAACGTATGATTTATTTTTAGAGATATCCGGCACAACTGCGTCACAAAATTTAACACAATCGTTCAGAGGTCGTTATATTGATGAAGTAATGAGATTTTTTTCAATCGAATCAAATATTGAATCAACCCAAAGAGCTTTAAAAAATGTACGTTATCATTTTATTGATATTAGAGATTTTCTAAAATCAAATATTAATGACATATTTTACAATCTAACTAATACAATTAAAACATGTGTTTGTAATGAACATATGACAAGATCTGATTACGATTTTATAATGTCATCACTACATAATTTAGACGGTGCATTACATATGACATATGATATATTATTCACAAGTAATGAAACAAATTCGAGAATGAAACCATCAAAAGTGGACAATTCAAAGAAAAGAAATGTAGGAAGGTCAAAAATAGATATTCTAACTAATGAACCAAAAAAAAATTATTCCATCGTACAAAAATTTTTGAATAAAATAAGATCTAAATATGAACATAAAGATATCCCACAAAAATTAGACGAATTATTTGAAAAAATAAGATCATATTTTGTGGAAATTTTCGATTCAGAAGAAAAAATAATGCAACTGATGAAACAAGCAGAAATTACATTGTCAAAAAATCCAATCGAATTAAATAAAGTGACAACAGGGCATACAGAGATGTATATATATGGAAAAGATTTATCTCGTATAATAGATTTTATGAGTAAACTTAATATCCTCGTCTACGAAATGGAAATGATGACTGTTCATGTTTATGCTCTTATTGTTGATTTATTTTTTTTGAGAAGATTTTTAGATAAAGATTATGTACAAAATGGTATTGTTTATGCTGGTATTGCACATTCAATGTCATACATTTATATGTTAATAAAATATTATGATTTTAAAATTACTAACGTGTCTTATCTCAAAGAAGGCGAAACAATCGAATCAGCTACAAAAAAAATAAAAGACCAAACAGTATCAAATCCAAATATAGATGAATTATTCTATCCACCCAGTCTATATCAATGTTCCAATTTATCTGATTTCCCAAAAAATTTTAATTAATTATTAATTACATAAATTTTTAACTTATTCATATTTATAATCAAATTATAAATATAATATGATAGTTCTATTTACAATAATTGTAATGGCAATAATAATTGTTTTGTTATATAGTTATTTTTTGTACCAGGACAATAAATTATGTAAACACATTTCAAGTGAAAATAAACTTGAACATCTCACAAATTTAAGCAATGAAGCAATACAAGATATTGCAACTGTATATAATAAAAATAATATGATCGTAACCGATTTAACTGTAACAGGAAATTTTAATGTTATACCAAAAGGTGTCATAGTTATGTGGAATGGTGCATCAATAACAGTTCCAGCTGGGTGGGCTTTATGTGATGGCAATAATGGAACCCCAAATTTGTCCAATAAATTTATTCTAGCAATGGGTAATAAAAGTTTAGGAACCACTGGAGGAGCAGAGACAACAACAGTTACATTGACAGCCAATAATTTACCTGCACATGCACATAATTATGATAAATATAATGCCGATGATAATAGAAAATTAAATACCGGTGTTAGTACACCGAGTCAAATTCATACAAATGGTAATTTATTCAATACTACCAGTACAAGTAATACAGGTGGAGGACAACCATTTTCCTTCTCAATAATGCCACCATATTATGTTTTGGCATATATCATGAAGCTTTAATTTATTTTTCCTTTGCAAGTTCTGAAGGCCATAATTCTGGTGGTTCATATACTTTCTTCATATTATTAATTTCCTGTTCTGATTTCCATGATTTTGTCAATTCATAAGAATTCATTGCCCATTTTTTTGGAATATATGGCGGTCGTATTGGTGACATTGGTGTTTTGTACGGAATTATTGGATCTGATGGAAATAATGGAATTGATTGCTCGAGTTCCAATAAATTATCGACACATTTTAAGCACAAATCTTTACTCTCATAACCTATACATGCCTTAAGATTTTGTTTATTACATCTGTCACATACAACATTTGTTTTTTGTCCGTAATGTTTATATGCAGGACAAAAATACATTCCTTTTTTAGCTACAGTTAATAAGTCCATTTTATATATATTGATATATATTGATATATATTGTATAAAATGAAATAGTTTTATTTATTATAAACGGATGATAAATAAATTGATTTTAATAGTTCAAATCTCTTGTATTCGTTGTTATTCTCATTTTAATATTTACTTTGTCTTGATTTTTGACCTCTCTCAATTTATTCTTAATTTCTTCAGAAATATTATCATAAATTTCAAAATAATCTTTTATCATTTCGAAATAATCAATGCAGTAAGTAATAAAATTCATGTTGTTTGATTTGTTTGATCCATTTTTGTCTAAAATATCCAGATCAAAAATGATTTTCAAAACTTCTTTTTGCATTTTTGAAAATGCTTCTGTTGCTTTTTTATCAAAGAAATTGACATCGGGTAATGTTACAAATGCATCTATTTTGTAGGTGATGTCCAATGTTTTCGAGGACGTACCATTCATCGTCTTATGAAGAATAGGACGAATATCGTGACTTTCTCGGAGTAATTTATCTAGTTCCAAATGTCTTTTTAGGCAAAATGAAATTGAATCACAAACATTGGTAGCTTCGGATGGATTTTTTTGTATGTGATTGAATTAGCCTTTATACCCAATGTATTTTTTACATTACCTTCATCGAAAAATTGATCTAGATCTATAAGGGTGAACTTTTCCTTCAATGATTTCCTCACTTCAACATCTAATTTACTGACGTCATATGAGACAACGAAGCTATATTCTCTTTCTTCCTTCTTAATATCCATTTTTACAATTAAAAATATCAATAAATACTAATAAATATTCAATAACTGAAATTGATGTGTTGCACCGGTAAAAATCAATTGGTTAATTCAGTTTGTTCAATTATCAATTTTTTTATATAAATAAATCATACTAACATTTTTGAAGAAATCTAATGCTCGTACTTACATCGATACTTATATGTATAGAATCTTCTTTTTTATTTTCCTTGAGTTTATTCATTGTTTTTTCAGACATTTTATTTTGAACTTTTACATATTCTTTTATTGTCTCGAATGTATCAACGCAATGAGAAATAAAATTGATGTTGTCAGTTTTTTCAACCGCAGGATAATACTCCGTTTCATAAGTATTTACATCATCAAGCTCAGAAATAATTTTTAACGTGTCTCTTTGTAATTTAGTGAAAATGGAATTAATTTCTCTACTAAAATCTGCTTTGGGTTCAGGTGTTGTGACAGTCATTTTTATTACATATTTTATATCCAGGATATGTACAAGAAATTGTCTCTGTACCGGATAACTTATATCGTTTGATGTTTTATAAACAGATGGACATATACCATATGTTTTACGTAGTAGTTTATCAATTTCTAAATGTTTTTTTGGATTTTTAACAGTTAAAATTGGATCATCACAAGTATTAAATCCCTGCCATGTCAATCCTGATGTATCAAAAGATTTGTTTACAGTATCCAATTTTTTATCTAACGATTGTCTTATATTTTGATCCAATTTACTAATATCATATGAAACAGTTATGTTATATTCACGTGTCTTTTTTTCAATTGACATCTTGAATTTTTACATTAAATATAAATAATTAATTTAAATAGTAACAATCAGTTTGTTTGTTTATCAATTTTTATTCTACAAAGCTATTTATATTAATATGCAATCTATAAATATCGAAGTTGATAATAATAATAAAATAAATAATAGCATTAATGGATCAACTATTTTACCATGTGCATCATATATATTCAGTATGTTGGGATTAATATATGACCATGTGTATCAAGACCAAATGATATTATTAAAAGAAGTTGTATTTAGGAGAATGATGTATGTAAATGATAAAAATATAAGTACGAATACAAATAAGGTAGTAAATTTCAATTTGGATTTTACAAATGAATCTATAACAATATCTAATAATGAAAAAAAATATTTTTCTACTGACTATGCTCTATTGGACCCAGAAATATTAGTAACTTCTGAATTTTCTAAATTAATGACAAATTCATTAACCACAATCAATTCATCTTCAACAGAATCATTTGAAATTTCAGACGTTTCAATCAGTAATAACATCAGAAATTGTAAAATATCTCCAAGCAATCAAGAAAAAAATAAATATATTAAAACGACAATAAAAGGTAATGAAATAAGTATTGATGTAGTTCTACAAATTTGTTTTATGCTAATGTCGAAGTATATTAACCATCTGAATGATGAAACTGAATCTGAATCTGAATCTGATGACATGTACATTTATACACCTTATAAAATCTCTGAATTACTGTTTACAGGAATTGGATCGCTGAGTAATAAAAATATTTATCATATGTATTCCGAATTAATTGATACAAATGTTTATAGATTGTATTTATGTAATGATCGCGGCGAACTTGTTTTATCATTAAATAATTGTCTTGTTACGAAAATTTCTTCAGAAATAACTAACACAAATACAAATTTGGATAAATTAGAATTATGTACCCCAAGTATTGACGAAATAGCAAAATTTATTGATGAATATTATTATAGTGCACTCGAACAAAAATTTCAACCAGATTATACGAAGCAATTTATTGAATGGTATTTAAATAAGTCAGTATATTGGTCCGTTGGCATTAAATTATCTGGTAAAAATAATTCCCAATTATTAGGAGTAATTTGTGCAGTAAAGTCAAGTATTCAAATAAAATCTGATATTATTGAAACCTCTGCTGAAATATTATTGCTATGTGTTCATCCCGATTATAGAAAAAATGTATTAAATTCAGACGGTAAAAACAAACAAAACTTATCAGATCTTTTAATAAATTCTATAGCGAAAACGTTACAAAAAGATGGTGTTGAAGAAGTAATTTATACCAGAAGTTCAATTTCTAATAGCCTCATACCACTAACAAATGCATCGTATTACCACAAATTAATTAATATTGATAAGCTTACTAATTACGGATTTTGTTCTTCGGATAAAACGGAACAGGGATTAACACACCTTGTAAAATCAACTAATTTAGAATCATTTATTATAAACGATGAATCGATGAAACAATTATATTCTTTGTACTCTAATTCTAATAATATTATTATTAAACATGTCATGTCGTATGAGGAATTTCGTCATATATTCGATAGTTCGTTTGTAAAAGTTTATGTCATTAAATCTGATGGCAATATAACGGATTTCATAAGTATATATAATTTAAATAGAAAAATAAGAAATATTTCTAATCAAAATATAAAAGAGGGTTATCTTTATTATTCATCGATCAATACTGTTAAAGAAATAGATGTTGTCAATGATCTAATTATAATGATGGAAATAGATTCATATGATTTATTAACTTTATTGAGCACCAATTTACTGAACGTCAGCGAAATAGTCAATATATCTAATTCCATTGGACTAATAAATGGATCCTTAGACATGTACTATTATTTGATATTTAATAATTACCTACAAACCGATAAAATTAAATATATCGTTCCATAAATTATTCAACAGTATTATTCGTTTCAGACGTACATGACATATATTTCACTAAAAAATTTTTAATATCATTTATTTTATTTGACTTATTTAATTTAGGTTTTCCAGATAATAACGGTTCTCTTAAATCTTGTTGATTCTTTTTTTTTAAGTCTTTCATTAGTATATTTTCATCATAATCTTCATACATATCATCCGAATCATATACGTCCTCGATATCTATTTTCTCTATATTACCCCTACTCGTCATAATTAATCTGACTATGTCGACTAACATTTCGTGTAAATTAATGCCTGTTTTTACACTAACTTCCATATAACATAATTTATTCCTGAATGCAAAATTTTTAGCTTCGTTGATGTCAACAACTCTATGATTTTCATCATCTATTTTATTTCCCACTAACAAAATAGGAACATTTAAATTTTTAAATGACGTCAAAAATTTTGGAACCAGCTCAAAACTATCACGATCACATACATCAAACATAAGAATAAACCCGTCAACACGATCACGATATGTCTCAGTGAGTGCTAAATATTTATCGTCGCCGGATAATCCCCATAAGTGTAATTGCATGGCGCCCCCCTCGTACCAAACAGATTTTGTGTTAAAATCTACTCCAGCTGTGGGAGTGTACTCTTCAATAAATTTATTACTACATGTTTTTTGCAACAAGCATGTTTTGCCGCTACCCAATGGTCCCGTTATTCTTATTTGTAGTGCCATAATTATATTTTATTATTATTTACTTATTTATTACTTATATAATATATTTGGTTTTGTAACAATTAAATATATTATTCGGTTTGTAATTTTTTTGTCAATTTTTATTTTGAACTACAAAAATTTCGTATTAAATATATAAAAGGCCTAATATATAAATCTATAAATATATAATTCTACGAGTATGCCGATATACTATATCATATTTGTTATCACTTGTCTGATTCTATTATGCTCAATAATTTATATTAATAATCATGATAACAAACGATATAATGAATTTATGACAAATAAACCTGCTGAGAACGAATCTGAAGATTCAATTAAAGGGGTTATTATAACATCTAACAATGTTACAAATACAAATATGCAAAAATTTCTAATGGGATTTGTGCAAACATCGACTGATTCTATTATCGATTTTAATATATTTAGTGATGATGTTCCGCAAAATGATCTTTATCTTCCCTCTATGCATGGTTCACAATTTCAAAATGATATTATAACAAGTAATAGTAATATATTCGTCATTGTACATAATCAGAATTACAATTTATTTCATGTAGGTGAGTACGCAACTAACGGTATTATTTCAATGATCAATACAGGGAGTCCACAGAAACTCATTGATGAACTCTCAATACAACAAGGTAACTATCTTAATTACTATGTTGGAACTCCGAATCAAAAAGACTATACAATTTTCGGTACAAAAGAATATCCCCTCATGTCACTTATAAAAATTATAAAACCATCTAATGTAAATAGTTCTAACGGTTGGTTTATTGGAATCGATTCATTTAATATAATGAATATCGGTACGGTTCAAACAATTCCAGTTTTTGCATACGATGCCAACTTACCTCCAATTCCCTATGATAAATTTGATGCATCTAACAGCCTCATAAAAGCTACAAACAAATCATACGGAACTCCAATAACAAGACCGATTATGTATATCAATACTAACCAATCAACTCCCGTTGAACCATATTATTTGAGTCAAAGTGTGCCTGATGAGCCCGTTGAATCAATTCAAATTATGAAAATTTTAAATTAATAAGTATATTCATATATATATATAAATATAAACA